TCTTAGGACCGTGGCGGCTGATATTTCCAGAGACGAACAGGTACATGTTGCCTGTAATTCTCTCGTCTGTTCTGCTATGGGTCTACGCCCTAGTAATTCTTTGGACAAACTTAGGAAGGCCACAATTAATTGGATATTCCAGCCACTAGGTATTAATACTACCGATAAATATTTGGACAAAAATTTTTGGCTGGATTCATCAGACCGATTAATGTATGAGGGCAAGGCACCTCAACTTTCTGATACACGGTCAGCACGGATGCCAGCATTCTTTGAGCATAGCAATGTCAACCTACCCCAATACGCTTGAACCATTACTCGGTCCTAATCTCGAGTCATTGGCAGCAGAAATGGATGAGAAGTTTCCAATAGTTTCTCCTCATCCTAAAGAAGAGATAGCATCTATAATGTATAAAGCTGGTCAAAGATCAGTAGTAGAATGGTATCAACATAGATTAGAGAACGATTAATGCACGCACATCTTGTACCACCGAAGGATGTACCTAACTTATGGGCTGAGATACAGCCGTTAATAGATAAAGCATTAGCACACTCCGAAGAAGGAGTGACAGCAGAAGATTTACTACCAGCTATCGAAGATGGGAGAGCCTATCTATGGATAGTAGTCAACGGTTATGATATAGAATCAGTTTGTCTTGGAGAGTTAGTTGATTACCCACGTAAGAAATCATTTTTCATACATGCATGGGCTACTAAATCAGGACATGATTATAAGGAAGTCATGGCTACCTTTGAAGATTCTGTTATTGCTTTTGCTAAACTTAATGGCTGCGATTTCATCGAGGCCAAGGTAAGAAAAGGTCTTGCCAGAAAATTAAAGTGGAATGATAAACATTCCCATGTAACCCTTACACTTGGAGAATAAAAATGGGAGGCGGTAAAACTAAAACAGTACATCATACAACAAAAACACCTAACGATTATGATGATGCTTGGATCAGAAGTAAGTTCGATGACCTAGACAGAAGAGGACAAGAGTTCGCTAACTGGAGATCAGGTCGTGAAGCATCACTTGGATACGAAGCAACACAAAGACAGTCAACTGCAGATGCATTGGCTGGATTAACAGGAGATTTTAGAGCACTGGGAAGTACAGTCGAAGGACTAGGTTCCCAACAACAAAGACTAGGAGCAGACTTTAGAGGACTAGGAGCTACACAGACACAGCAGTTTAGAGATTTACAAGCTGGTCAACAAGCTAACTACCGGAACTTAAGTGCAGCTCAAAAACAAGCAGCAATGGAACAGGACGAACAGTTCCAGAACATGACTGCTCAACAGCAACAACAATTCAAAGACATTTATAACTTGCAAGGTCAAGGAGGTGTTGAAGGAGTTAGAACTCAGAAAGGATTAACACAAAACCAACGCAGAGGCGGTGGAGCTTACGGTTCAATGAATCGTGGCGGTATGAGAATCAATCAGTCCCTTAACATCTAAGAATAATGTCAGCAAAAGAACGGTATGACTACCTATCCAGTGAACGTGCTCAGTACTTAACAGAAGCAGAAGACGCAGGGAAACTTACCCTACCATATCTTATTAGAGGTCACGAAGAGAACTCAAAAGGTATGAAGAATTTGAAGACTCCATGGCAAAGTGTTGGTGCCAAAGGTGTCGTAGCACTAGCGAGTAAACTCTCGCTTAGTCTCGTACCTCCACAAACCAGCTTCTTTAAGCTACAGTTAGATGAGTCTCAACTAGGTACAGATTTCCCTCCCGAAGTAAAATCAGAACTCGACTTATCCTTTGCAAAGATTGAACGTACCATCCTTGATGCTATCGCAGCATCAGATGATCGTGTAATCATTCACCAAGCACTACAACATTTAGTAGTAGCAGGTAATGCATTAATCTTTATGGGTAAAGCAGGTCTTAAACTCTTCCCTCTTAATCGCTTTGTTATAGAACGAGATGGCAACGGAGATGTGATAGAAATAGTTACCAAGGAACGTATCAACAAGAAACTACTAGGTGAGTACGCTCCTAAAGATGAAGAGATGCCATTGGTTGAAACAGATCAACCAGAAGACCAAGAGTGTGATGTATACACTCATGTCACCAGAGATAACAATAGATTTATCTGGCATCAAGAAGTATATGGAAAGATCATTCCTAAATCTCAGAGTAAAGCACCAGTAGAAGCTACTCCGTGGTTGCCACTAAGATTCAACTCAGTGGATGGTGAGGATTATGGTCGTGGAAGAGTAGGTCAGTTTATAGGGGATCTAAAGTCACTCGAAGCACTGTCTCAGGCACTCGTAGAAGGGTCTGCAGCAGCTGCTAAAGTAGTGTTTGTTGTATCACCCTCAAGTACCACTAAACCACAGACTCTAGCCCAAGCTGGCAACGGAGCTATCGTCCAAGGACGACCAGATGATATAGGTGTAGTACAAGTAGGTAAGACCGCCGACTTCAGTACAGCTAATGAGCTGATGAATAGGTTAGAGACGAGATTAAGTGAAGCGTTCTTAATATTAAATGTAAGACAGTCAGAGCGTACTACTGCTGAAGAAGTACGGATGACACAGTTAGAATTAGAACAACAATTAGGAGGACTCTTTGGGTTACTCACTGTAGAATTCCTAGTACCATATCTAAATAGAAAACTTAATGTCTTCCAAAAGACAGGCGAGATACCACGTATACCAAAAGGTATGGTTAAGCCTATCATTGTTGCTGGTATTAATGCACTGGGTAGAGGGCAAGACGTTCAAAGTCTTGGTCAATTCTTACAGACCATTGCACAAACAATGGGTCCAGAAGCTATCGCACAATACATTAATCCTGACGAAGTAATTAAAAGACTAGCAGCTGCTCAAGGTATAGACGTACTCAACCTAGTGAAGAGTGTACAAGAACTACAACAAGAACAGCAAGCACAACAACAACAGCAAATGGAACAGACAGTAGCAGAGCAAACACCTAATATGATGAAGGCTCCTGTGTTTGATCCAAGTAAGAACCCTCAATTAGCAGAACAACTAGGAGGAGGGGAAGAAGGACCACCAGTACCACCTCAGTAAACTATGGCAGAAACATTAACATTTGAAAACACAGAAGAAGCAACCTCAATAGAGAATCTCAATGCTGATGAGCAGGATTCTCTACAGGTTGGAGAAGCTATGCAAGGAGCACAAGATGATCTCCTTGCTGGTAAATATAAAGATGCACAAGAATTAGAAAAAGCATATGTTGAACTTCAAAAAAAACTTGGAGACCAAGGTGCTGGAGATAGCTCGGAAGCTAGGGACTCCCAAGATAGTGAAGAGGTGGAGTCCAAAGAAGATAGCGAAGAAACAGAAGAAACTGAGACAGATCCTGAAGCGTATGGAATCTTAGATGACTTGTGGGATCAAGCTACATCTGAGAAAGGTGAGTACAGTAAGGAGACTCTAGAGCAGCTAAGTAAATTAAGTACTAATGACTTAGCTAAACTACATCTAGAATGGAGAAAGGATGCAGCTACTAAGTATGTACCTAAGCCTCCAGACTTTACAGAACAGAATGTACAAGAGCTAAAGAACATAGCTGGTGGAGATGCTAAGTATAATGACATGATGAAGTGGGCACAAGGTAGCTTAAGTGAACAGGAGATTTCTATGTTCGATGAGGTTATGGAAAGTGGCAACCCACTGTCTGCATTCTTTGCAGTCAAAGCACTAGCGTATAGGTTTAATGATGAACAGGGATACCAAGGTAAAATGTTGACAGGAAATGCACCCAAATCAGACGGATCTAAATTCCGTAGTCAAGCTGAAGTTGTCCAAGCTATGAGTGATCCTCGTTATGAGAGGGATTCAGCATACCGTTTAGACATCATGGAGAAGCTTGAACGCTCAAATATTAACTTCTAATTATGGCACGTAATGCACCACAGATAACAGTCAAAGACCTGACAAAAGCAATGCAGATACAGGATCAAAAGACTAGAACTGAATTGGCATCTCAATCAGGTGGTAATAGACTTGAAGACATGACAGGGTACGGTAAGGACTGGCCTGGCACAATGAAGGATCAAGGGTTCGGAGATGAGCCAGGTACAGATCCAGCTGAGATGATTCAGTTAGAGTTACCATTAGATCTTGTTAAAAAATTACAGATTATGGCTCAAGAGAATCCTGAGATAGCTCAAGGTATATCTGATGAGTTAATGATAGCTGGTAATCCTAGCTTTGATATTAATGAGACACCAGCTACTCGTAGAACTAGGAAGATTAGAGGACTACAAGAACGAGGAGTTGGTGGAGAAAAAGGTAACGCAGGAGACATACTAAAGAAAGGTATACAGTTACCTAATATACAAGCTAATGTAAATTATGGTCCTCCTACAGAAAGAGATCTATTTTTACAACGCTTTCAAGGTAAGGACGGTACTTTAAGAAATCATCCAGAAAAAATAAGATCAACAATACTAAGTATTGGAGGGAGAATGAAAGCTGACGCATCTAATAACATAAGATCTTTACAATCGTCAGGACATCAAACTGTATTAGATGATAACAGACCCGGACATCTAAAGATTATCAAACAGTTTAAACCTAAAGCATAGTATATCGTGGCGACCTGAACTTTCATCCTCGCCCATTAACATACTCATTTATTTTAATGAACGACACAGAAGTAATCCAACTTCAAACTCCTATTGAATACACTATGAACGACAACGCTGAACTTCAAAATGGACGCTGGGCTATGCTCGGCATTGTGGCAGCTCTAGGAGCATACGCCACGACTGGACAAAT